GGGCCCCTTAGTCGGTAAGGCAACACAATTTCCAAACAACAACCCAACAAAAGGGGGGCGACCTGTGTCTATAAGGACACAAGTTAAAGACTTATTGTCTAGTGATGGGAATATAACTATACCACCTAGCCAAGTGGTTTCTATTAATGATGATGGTTCTGTGGTTATGAAAGTACCTACTCAAATGCAAATAGCTATGAAGCTACAAAGTTGGGCTATGAGCAAAAAAGGAACTGACAGCCTAAGGGCAATACAAATGATAATGGAACAAATTGACGGTAAACCTACTGAAACCAAAGACATAAATTTTAACAAAGAGGATTTTATGTTCTAATATGTTTGTACAAACTACAGCAATAGATAAAATAAATGCCTTACAAAAAAGAATAAAGGCTATACAGGGGGGAACGTCAGCTGGTAAAACTTACGGTATCTTACCTATTTTAATCAACAAGGCTTTAAGTACACCTATGATTGAAATAAGTGTAGTAGCTGAATCAGTACCACACCTTAAAAGGGGTGCTTTAAAAGACTTCAAAAAAATGATGTTTGCTAAGCGTAACTTTTACAGTAACCATTGGAACGCTACTGATAAAAAATATACATTCCATAACGGTTCTTATATTGAGTTTTTTAGTGCTGATGATGATGCTAAGTTAAGGGGTGCTAGACGTGATATACTCTATATGAACGAATGTAATAATATGAGCCTACACGCTTACACCGAACTGGCAGCTAGAACAAAAGATGATATATTTTTAGACTGGAATCCAACTAGCGAATTTTGGTTTCATGACCAAATACAACAAGACAAAGACGTTGACTTCTTAATACTTACCTATAAGGATAATGAAGCCTGTCCACAGTCAGCTATAGACTTTATATTAAAAGCAAAAGAAAAAGCAAAGACAAGTAAATACTGGTCAAATTGGTATAAGGTTTACGGACTTGGTTTGGTAGGTAGCTTACAGGGTTCTGTTTTTGAAAATTGGCGTACTGGTGAATTTAACCCTGATGACATGGCTACAATATACGGTCAGGATTATGGCTTCTCAAATGACCCTACAACTTTAATAGAAGTCGCTATTGACAAAAAAAAGAAGTTAATATATGCTAAAGAACTACTATACAAAACTAAATTAACGACATCTGAAATAGCAAATATTAACATTAGACACGCTGGTGAAAAGTTAATTGTAGGCGATTCAGCTGAGCCAAGATTAATACAAGAAATAAAAAGTAAGGGCTGTAACCTAGTAGCAACTAAAAAAGGTAAGGATAGCATTTTAACAGGTATTAAAATTATACAGGATTATGACATAATTGTAGAACGTAATTCACAAAACTTAATAAAAGAACTAAACAATTATAGGTGGTTAGACAAAGGGAATAAACCTTGTGATGATTATAACCATTTAATTGACGCTTTGCGCTACGTTGTTTTTTATCAACTATCAAACCCTAATAAAGGTAAGTATTTTATTTCGTAGCCTGTGTGATACAAAACAAGTAAAAAATAGTTAATTAAATAGATATGAAAGTAGAAATAACATACCCTGACAATTTGAATGAAATATCAGTAGGTCAGTACCAAAAGTATGTAACGGTAACTGAAAATATTGATGGCGAGTTTCTATACCAAAGAACTGTTGAGGTGCTTTGTAATATACCCTTTGAAAGGGTTACTTATTTAAAGCGTAAAGACGTTAAGTTTATAGCTGAGCATTTACATAATTTGTTAAATAGTGATGTTGAATTCAAACATAGGTTTAAAATTAAAGACCAAGAGTTTGGCTTTATACCAAGTTTTGAGGATATAAGTTCAGGTGAGTTTGCTGATTTAAGCGCTTACATAAGTGAAACTAAAAACCTACATAAAGCTATGGCTGTTTTATTTAGACCTATTGTTAAAACTTTTAAAGACAAATACAAGTTAGTTGACTATACTGGTACTTCAGAATATAGCGACTTGATGAAGTATATGCCTTTAGGGATTGCTTTTGGTGCTATGGTTTTTTTTTGGAGTTTAACAAACGACTTAATAAAAGGTACGAAACGCTCTATCAGGGAGGAAGCGATACAGGTAATCTCGGAAAGGTTTCCAACTTTGGCAGAAAATGGGGCTTTTACCAAAATTTCTACACCCTTGCTCAAGGAGATATTACAAAGTTTGACGAAGTGAGTAAGTTAAATATACATACCTGTTTAACCTATTTAGCATTCGAAAAAGAAAAAAACGAAATAGAATCAGATATGATTAAAAACGCTTATAAAAAATGATAACTTATTACAACTTATTAGACACAATAAAAACCCAACTATTAGAAGACCCTCAATGTAACTCTGTGACGGAGGGTTCTATATGGGAAATAGACTTGTCTAAACAGACTATAATGCCTTACGCCCATATACAGGTTAACAGCGTAACAGTAACTGACCAAACGAATGTAATAAATGTTACTGTATTTTGTATGGATATAGTTGACAAATCTAAAGAACCAGCAACAGATGAATTTAAAGGGAACGACAACGAACAGGATGTATTAAATACTCAGTATGCTGTCGCTACTAGGTTACTTGAATTGATGCGTAGGGGTGATTTAAGGAACGATAATTTTGCCCTTGCTGATGGTTCACAGCCAAGTCTAGAATCTTTTACAGAAAGGTTTGAGAACTTTTATGCTGGTTGGGCTGCTACCTTTGATGTCGAAGTGCCAAACGATATGACTATTTGTGGTACTGTAGCGCCATCAGCTTGTGAAGATGCTACCTATACAATAACAGATTCAGCTGGTACAACCTTGTATAACGGTACTATAGTGTCAGGTGGTTCATTAACACAAGCAATAACTAACGGTACTGTAAGTAATTCAGATGATAGTTTTACAGGGGCTGTATTAGCACAGGGTGCGCTAGAACTTGCAGACGTTACAATATCAGTCAGGAATACAGCTGGTCCGACAATAGCAACACAAGTATTAGCAGCTGCTGTTGATGGTTATGCAGTTGCCCCAGATGCAACAGTTAGGAATACTGACGGTAGTTATGCTCTTGAAGTAGTTGCTGGTACTACAGATGGGTCAATACCTGATAGTACAATGAATTTCAATGGTGCTTCTGAGGGTACTTTTGTAAGTGTAAAAACAACAGCAATAACTTTAAAAGATGAAACAGGTTCAAACCTTACACCAACATCAAAAAGCCTAGCGAGTAATACGTTAGCTTTAGTAGTACAAAACCCTTTAACAGTATTTACAAATATGTATATAGGTAAAGCTGTGTCGCATGGGGGCGCAGTTGAATCAATTTCTTGTATAGATACAAGCGATATATTTACAGCAGCACCCTTAGCTAAGATACAACCATCAGCTTATGGTGTTGGTAAGTTGATAGCTATGAAGCCTTTAGCTGGTGGTTTTGATTTAGATGTTGTAAGGAGTACAACAGCATACAGAACAAATAGTAGCAACCTTTTAGAATCAGTTGCTGCAAATGTACCTAGGCTAGATTATGATGGTGTTACTTGTCCATCAGTTTTAGTAGAAGCACAGTCAACAAACCTACTACTATACTCACAGGAATTTGATAACGCATGGTGGAAAAAGAATAGTTCAACTGTAACAGCTAATAATGCAGTAGCACCTGACGGAACAACAACAGCTGAAAAGTTAGCTTTAGGGGGTGTCAATTCTGCTAGGGTATTTAGAAACAGCACAGTAACAACAGCAAACACCCATGTCCTTTCTGTATGGATGAAAGGGACAGCTGGTGAAAAAGTTAGTATAGAGGCTGGTAGTGGTGGCAACTCAGTAACATTAACAGCTGACTGGGTTAGGTATAGTGTCGTAAATACAGGGGGTGAAACTTCAACAAATTGTAGGATAATAAATAGGGCTGCTGATGGCGACAATGCCAATGATGTTTATATATGGGGTATCCAATTAGAAGAAGCTAGTACGCCTAGTTCATATATAGTAACAGGCGCTTCACAAGCCACAAGGAACGCTGATGTATTATCGGTTACAGGTTTAACTGGTAATTCTACAGTAACAGAAACATTTGAAGATGATAGTACAAACGTAATAACTAACCCTAGTACATATACAATGTCAACAGGTAGGGTTAAAAAAGTAACAAGAACAGTATGATAGTATATAAGTTGAAATATGAAAGTTACCAACAGGCTGTATTAGGTTTGATGAATAAGGGTGTATTTATTAACTCAAAATTAGATTATTCTGATGATACTCAAGCTGTTGTATTTATAGGTAAAATACAAATAACTGAGGGGACTTATGATGAACAAGATAGGGTTATAACAGAGCCAACTTATGAAGATGGTTATTTTGTTGATGTAATGAGTTCTAAAGAAATACAATTTGATAACATAGTAACACCTAGCAAACCATACCACAAGTTCGCTGGTCAATAATTAAAATTATGTTTAACGCTGAAGAAGTAGAAAGGGAATTGTCAAAGTTTGGTAAGTATATTGTAAAACAATCTAAAACCAAATTAACTAAAAGTAAAGGTAACGCTACAGGCAACCTTTATAATTCTATAGGCTTTGGCTTAAAGGTTATGAAGAACTCTTTTAGTATGTCATTTTTTATGGCTGACTATGGTGCTTTTGTTGATGAGGGTGTTAGGGGTGCTAAAAGTAGTAGTAAAGGTAATAGGCAAAACCAGTCGCCTTTTAAGTTTGGGACTAATAGTAGTTTAATAGGTAAGGCTAAAGGGGGTATGTCAGGCTTGATGGCTGGTTGGGCTAAAAAGAAAGGTATACAATGGAGGGACAAAACTTCAGGTAGGTTTATGTCCCATAAGTCAATGGGCTACCTAATAGCTAGAAGTATATATAACAAAGGGTTAAAGCCTACTTTGTTTTTTACAAAACCTTTTGAACAAGCCTTTACAAGGCTGCCTGATGATATTATAGAAAAGTTCGGCTTAGATGTTGACGAATTCTTAGAACAAGTAACCAAAGGAACTGATACAAAAGTAAATTAAAATATTATAAAATGTCAAACGTATATACCAAAATAAATGTCAGAAGCCCATATATTTTAACACAAGCTGGTTCATCAGCTGGGCAAACTGTAAAGCTAGATTTATATTTACATAATGGGGGTGTTTCTGAACCAGCGTCAGCAACTTATAGCCTATCAAAAAAGACAGTAGCTGCAAACCTTTTAAATGTTCATTTTGATATTAGCCCATATTTAAAATCATATATAACACACACCTCACTAACACCAGTAACAGGTCTTACAGCAACAGCTGGGAGTATGTTTTGCTATTGCAAAGCTATTTTAACTTTGGCTGGTGTTGCACAAACCCCTGTTTATTTTATAGGGTATGATGGTTTTGGTTATTTTGAAGATGGTGCTAACCCTGTTTTAGATGCGCATATTATGCTAGATGAGGGCGAATATTACTTGTTAAAAGATGAAATCC